AGTTGTCGAAAATCCACGAGTAAAAATACTGGCTGATATTGTGATTCTTAGCTTGTGTGAATTTGCTGAAAAATCGTTTGTAAGTATCTTGACCGGGTGTGTTTTTCCAATTAAATATTTTACTCAACGCCACATCATGACGGGTAACCTCTGTATGTAAAAACCTATTAGCTCCACACCAGATACTTGCTATAAAACCTTCGACAATAGTATACGTTTTATACCCTCTGTTCGATCCAGAATGTGGTAAGTCTGTGTTTTTTTCAACAAGTTCCCTGAAACCTATTTTTTGAAGCATTTGCTTCAAAAAAACCATCCCGCCCCAAGGTGTAATCTCTTTGCTGGTATAGCTTATATCAAATTCCATCTCTACAATTTGTCTAATGCTACGCATTAGAAATTAAATAGCTAAAATAATGAATTTTGGCTAATGCGTAATCTGGGTTAAATGCTTCTTTTATGTCATCCAACAAATGAGCCTGATTGTCTTTTACAGCTATTACATAATCAGCTCCTTTCTCTATAATTTCTTTGGTTATTGTTTTTTGGCAGCCCATAGCATCTATGGTAACTATTGCTCCTTCCAATATCAGCAGATTTAGCAATGTAGGTATAGCTGTAATCTCATTGCTCTTTCCCTCTGCCTTAACCTGTCCCATAACCATATTGTTTGCGTTATTCCAGGAACTAACCATATGTATAATTGACTTCTTTCCTTTCTCCCCTGCATTACACAAACGCTTTCCATCTATGCTTACTATATTGCCATTACTTATGCCTGCTATACTCTGAACCCATTTTATGAAACATTCCTGTAATTCATGGGGATTTAACACAGAAAATAATCTGTTGATAGTGTCGTGAGATGGTATCCCATTGGGAAGTTCTAAAAATGTTCTCAACCTGGCTTCTTTACTTATCCCATAAATCTCTATCTCTTCCCAATCATTGCAACCACTTAAAACAGCACAAATTGTAAGTGCTATAATATCTTTTAAAGAATGTAGTTTTGTTCTTTCTACTCTTGGGTCAGTCAAATCTTCAAAAAATGTCATTACTCCATCCATATAATTTTAATATAGAACGTATTCTGACTCTTTTTAGCATGTTAATTTATAATTTAGATGCGTTTGCCCTGTCCATTATTATTTTATATAACCTCATTAACGACGAATTCTATACTTTTGCGCCACTAAAAATAAAATAAATGAGCACTCAACTTTCATCATTATTACAACGTTTCAATGAGCCTGAAACGTTGAAAATGGCTAAACTAGGAAGAGAATTAAGAGCAAAAGGGGTAGACGTAATTGATCTTAGTCTGGGAGAACCGGATTTTGATACACCTCAACACATTAAAGATGCTGCTATAAAAGCCATCAACGACAACTGGAGTCACTATACTCCGGTAGCAGGTTTCCTTGATTTAAAAGAAGCCGTTTGCACAAAATTAAAACGCGACAATAACCTGGATTATAAACTAGAAAACATTATAGCTTCTACAGGAGCAAAACAAACTTTAGCGAATGTAATCCTTGCTTTGGTTGATCAGGGTGATGAAGTAATTATCCCTACACCTTACTGGGTTACCTATTCCGAACTAGTAAAGATTGCTGGAGGGAAAGTAGTTGAAATAAGAACTACTGTAGAAAGTAAATTTAAGATTACCCCTACGGAATTAGAAGCTACAATTACGCCCAAAACAAGAGTATTCATGTTCTCTTCACCTTGTAATCCTTCTGGATCTGTATACAGTAAAGAAGAGCTTGAAGGATTAGCAGGAGTATTTCGTAAACACCCAGGAATAGTAATACTGAGTGATGAAATTTATGAGTACATTAATTATATGGGCAAGCACGAAAGTATTGCTCAGTTTGATGATATTAAAGATCAGGTAGTTGTTATTAATGGTCTTAGTAAAGGTTTTGCTATGACGGGTTGGCGCCTTGGTTATATGGCTGCTAATGTAGAAATAGTAAAAGCTTGTGAAAAGTTACAGGGACAGTTTACCTCTGCTACTTGTTCTATCACTCAAAAAGCAGCAGTTGCTGCTTTAACTGGCGATTTAAGACCAAGTCATGAAATGGCAGAAGAGTTTGTAAGAAGAAGAACTAAAACACTTGAATTGGTAAAAGATATTCCTGGATTAAAATGTTTTGAACCAGAAGGAGCATTCTATATCTTCCCAGATATGAGCTATTATTTTGGTAAATCGAATGGTACTGAAGTGATTACTAATTCTGCTGATATGAGTATGTATTTATTGAATACAGCACATGTTTCTTCTGTAATGGGAGAAGCTTTTGGTGAACCTAATTGTGTTCGTTTCTCCTTTGCAAACAGTATGCCTAATATTGAAAAAGCTTGGAGCAGAATTAAAGAGGCACTGGCCAACTTAAAATAGTTCCATTATACAAAATATAGTTATTTTATAAAGAGCCCTTAGTATTTGTTTACTAAGGGCTTTCTTTTTATTCGAGACTTCCTACTATATTTAGGTTCCGCTTATATTTGTTTTATAATTGAAACTATGACAGATCCTAATGCAATTGTAACAGAAACCAGCTCTTTTGTATTTGTAGTGGTTTTACTGATATGGACAGGCGTATTTGGTAGAGATTTTTTAAAAATATCACCAAGATTAAAGTTGCTATTAAGCCTTGTCGGATTAAGTGTAAGTGCCTTCTTTCTCAGTGCTGCATTTGATACCTATAATCGTAGTGATTATAAAAATGTAATCATATTTATACCTTCTTCATTTTTAATAGGATACTCTATTATTTACATCATTAAAGCAATAAAGGCACTGTAAAATATGTACCATGTAGACTTTATCTGGAAAGATTTATTAATAATACTGGTTATTACTTTATTAATATATTGTATAGGGATTTTTGTAAAAAAACAATATAGGAAACATCCTTGGTCATGGAAGTTTTCTTATGGAATAAATCTTGCTATTTGTAGTATAATATCTGTTCAAGCATATAATCATTATCATTCAGATAAATCGATGTCTTATTTATTATTTGCACTTTCAATTATCCTCTTTATATATACACTTCTTTATGGTAAAAAGATGATGAAGAAGTAAAAACAATCAGATCTATAATTGTATTCAGGGTATTACAGTAGAACTATCGTATTACCGTTACGCTTCCAGTTATTGGCGCTCTTCCACTTCCTGGTTTTATTACATAATAGTACACACCTATAGGTACGGGCTTACCTTTGCAGGTACCATCCCACTCTATATCGTAAGGGAAAGAATGAAATACAGCCTGACCATTACGGTCGAAAACATCTACTGAACAATTTGGATATTTATTCAACATCTCTATATGCCAGGTATCATGCTTATTATCTCCATTGGGAGAAAATACATTGGGTATGATTGGCATAAATAAAACCCTTACCAGCAGTGTGTCAGAAGCTGAACAAAGATGATTATTCGTAACATTTATTGTATATAATACATTGGTATCTGGAGTACAGAGTGGATTGCTGATGCTGGCATTATTTAAATATAAAGCAGGTTGCCAAAGATAGCTTAATTGATTGCCTGTAAAAGTAGGTGTGAGGGTTACAGAAGCACCTTGCAATACATTTATTTGTCCTTGTGTATGAACCGATGGTATAGGATAAACTACTACCTTTTGCAGTGCAGAATCTTTACATCCATTAACGGTAGTTCCAGTAAAAATGATGCTATAGTTTCCACTGTCTTTATAAGTCTTGTAGGTTAGCCAGTTAGTATCCGATAATCTATCTCCAAAGTTCCAGAGAACTTTGCTAACTGTAGAAGCAGAAATACCGCTTGCTACACCTTGTAAAGTAAATGGTTCACCCAGACAAATACTAGACTTAGGCTGAATTGTAAAAGAAATTTCAGGTGCTGCATATACCGTAATAATGGTGTCTTTAGTACTTACACAGGTCAGTCCTGAATATGCTGCAAAATGAATGTTGAATTGCTTTGAGATTGGTTGGTTAAAACGATAATATTCATAGCTATATACTTTACCAGCAGCAGGCATTGTATCTACCACAAAGCTGCCAGGATTATTGGTATAATCCCAGAATAACTGAAGCAGGGTAATATTGCCAAAATCTACCGTAGAAGTATTCTTGATATGGATAGAATCGTTGCTACAAAATTTACCTTGATTCAATATTGAAAAGTTCGCAACCGGTATCGACCCATTTACCATAAAGCTATGATTGGTACTATCAGCACAGCCATTGTTAGATACTACTTTAAGTTTTACGATATAGTTTCCTACAGCACTGTATTTATGTAACCGGTATTGGTGTTCGAACTGTTTCCCGCGGCCGATGAATTAGGGTCACCAAATTGCCAGTTATAGGTTAGCAGGTTCTGTGTACCGTCGGTAATAGTTGAGTTGTTTACAAATTGAGCAAACGCATCGTTCAAGCAAATTGCTGGAGTTTCAAAAGCTGCTATTGGCAATTCATGCACTGTTACCAGATGATAGATAGAAGCCTTGCAGCCCGAAGAACTTAATACTGTTAATCTTACAGTATCGGTAATGGTAGTATCATATTGTTGCGATACGGTACTGCTTTTAGTTACGCTATCCTTATTCCCATTTCCATAGTCCCAATACCAGTGAGAAAGTGTTCCGGCAGCAATCGTTGATTGATCTGTAAACTGTACAGATTCATGTTTACAGGCAGGTATAACCTGTGTAAATAAAGGTTGAGGAATAGTTGAAATCATTACCGTTTTTGTTGTGTCGGAAAAGCAGCCGAGATTGTTGATTTCTCTTAATGTTACAGGATAGGTTCCTGCATTGTTGTATACTGTTGCAGGATTGTTTAAAGAAGAATTAATTATGCCATTATAGTTCCATATGTATTGTACAATTGATGTGCCATTATCTCTACTTTGGTCTGTTAAATAAACCGAATCCTTAATACATCCGGTAGATCTAATTGAAAAATCACTGGTAGGAGCATCTGAGATATTAATATTATAATCTATTTCCTGTATACCAGAGCATCCATCACTTGTAGGGTTATTTACAATGATTTTTAATGGGATGCTAGTTGCCGCATTTACTGTAAATAAACCCGGAAGTTTATAATAGTATTGTATATTTCCATTTGTTAAAAATATACTATCCGCAACTGGATTATTGTTAGTAACAATTGAATTGGGTTGTATAGCAGGATTATTATTAAAATCCCATATAATACTAATTGGTTGATATGGCAGCACTATTCCTGCATGAAAAGGATTATTATAACAAGTTGTATTGTTGTTGAATGGGGAAGCATAAGGATTTTGTATAGTAAGAAACTGACTAAAATCTTTAATGTTTGTACCTGCATTATAACCATAAGATTCAATATCGCCAAACCCATAAGCAATAGCGGTAAAATTAGAATCAGCAGAAAGTCTTTGTACAGGATTAGTTGATGCTAAAGCACTTACATCTTCTTGTAAATAAGAATAGTTTGTACCCGGAATTACTTTAAAATTACCAGTAGGAGAAAACCCATTTATAGTAAAACTACTTACAGCATTTGTATTAATGATAATATTTAAATAACAATTAGTTACATCACTTTGTCCAGACGGAACCCAGTTTTGATGTGCAGAAAAGACGGTAACATTATTTACTGTTTGTTCTATTGGATTCAATGCAATCATTTCGGGATCTCCAATATAACCATCACAAACTTCAGTTGTAAAATATTGAATGGTTGAAACTGGTTTATCCGCTTGAATATAAATTGGATTTCCTGTTTCATATTCATAAAAAGAACCATTTACTAAAGTCGATTTTGGAAATAAATTAGTAATTCCATTCTCCATATATTGAACATTGGTAGCAGTGTCTTTTACAAAAATTCTAAATATGTCTCGAGTTCTTGTTGTGGCAGGGGAAGTTAGAAAATTTTTTCCCCAAGCTCCTGTAGGAAATAATTGCTGATAAAGGTTATCTCCACTTCCTGCACCATTACAGCCAAATGCCGACCAGGTAGTACTAGAGTATACTGCAATAGGTTTACAGCCACCTACACTTGAAGAAATTGATTCTACTTTAGTGCCTGAAATATCTGAATCCTGTAATGATTCTACTTGATAAACATCACCAGGATTTACTAATGTTATTTGATAAGGTACCTTTGCAGTTCTTAAACCAGAACGACTATTTACAGTAGGCGTTATTTGAATAACTGTATTTGAATCTTTTGCCACAACTGTTACAGTCCCATATCCATAATCACCACTACTGCTTCCTATGTTTTTATAACTAGGAATAATGTATTGTCTGCCCCAAACATTAGATGGAAGTATTAAGGATGCTCCAGATCGGTGAGAAAATATAATATGAGCATAAACCACTACTGGATTGTTAGATACAACATGAATTGCTGCATTTGAGGTAATTCCGTCTATTTGTCCTAGATAAACACTTCCATTTGGAGCATCTCCTGCAGCATTAGGCCCGAGGAATTTTCTGGTGACATTATTAGGAGAAACTGTAAATGGAATAGTTTTATTATTACCCACATATATAGTGCCACTTGCTGCTACATCTGATGTAATGTAAATTCCCATAGCAGAACTGGTCGTGTTAATATGAGCAGGGTATGTAATCCAGAAGTCCGTTCCCTTATTGGAGAACCCTTGAGCTTTTATTTGAGTATAGAAACCATAAAGTAATATAACGATTAATAAAGAACATTTTCCAATCCTATTTACTAATGGCTTAGCCAAAATTGATTTATATATGTAACGCATTATCTAAGTGAAACTGCAAATTAAATGAATTGTTTAACCACATTAAAATGTAGGTGTTTAAATCTTGAGATTTATAATAAAATTTATCTTTTTAACCAAGGGTTATTAAAACAAACAAATAAAGTCTTTAGTAAATCACCTTATGCCAAAAAAGGATTCCATTCATACTTATATTAAATCTGCTATTAGTTTTGTTATCTATAATGTATTTAAGGGGTAATAACAATCCTTCCGCCACCTCTCCAGCTTTTTCGCCAAAAACTTTCATTCAGATCACTAATAATTACTCCGTTACTGGAAGAAGCGTGTACAAACTTGTTATTACTAAGGTAAAAACCAACATGAGTTACTTCTTTTCTTCTTTTGCCTGCATGAAAGAAAACAAGGTCGCCTTCTTTCAAATCTTCATAATCTATATGTTGACAAGCATCATATTGTTCCTGTGCAGTTCTAGGCAGTTCCGCTTTATAAAAATCACGAACCATTGCTTGTGTAAAAGAAGAACAGTCAATACAGTCTTTAGTAGCTCCTCCCATACAATATGGTGTTCCCCACCATTCATTTATTTTATTCAGTAATTTTATATTTGATAATCTCTCAACTGTTTCTCCCAATATAATTGCATATTTGAATTGAAGGTTATTGCATTGTTCAATATTTCCTTTAACAGTAGTGTCAGGCTCAAGCATTTGCTTAGGAATGGGAATGTTGGTCTTTTTTTGTTTGGTAGTACTAGGTTTATGTCTAGATTGAACAACATTTCCTGGGGTTACCTCAATATCCTCAATAAAGACAGGTTTATTATTCGATCTCACACCAGTCCGTTTGTTTTTATTCCCACCATCTTTAGCAGTTAGGTTAGATAAAGATTTACATCCAGTAAGAATAGATGTGATCAAAATCAGGCTGCCAAAAATGAAAGTATTTATTTTCCTCATCGACGGCAAAGTAAATCAGATATCACTATTCTCCCAAACCAAAAATGTATTTGTTATTATAGTATAAATTAAGGAAGAAATTAAAATCAATATTCTCATAGATAATTTCTTGATTGTAATTGCCTTAAGGTTGTTGTAATTGTGTACTTTTTAAATTCAAAATTGAACATTCAAAATAGTGTAATCCTTTAGCGATGTTTTAAACAGCTTTAGCTGTTCTCCCCGCCCTCTGTTTTAAGTTTTAATTATCAAATTAGTTTGTATACTTAATATCCTCTGCATAACTTTAATTATCATCAATTTGTGATCCCTAGATCCACCAATTCTCAAGTTGGTATTATAATTTTATAAAGCACTTGTGGTTCAACGTATTTAATACTTGCATATTCGGATGTATAAAAAAAGTCAATGTTTATAAATTAGTTTATTGTGTATTCACATTGTCACGATATTTGAAGCTTATGAAGTGGCGTTATTCAGTTGTTATTCTCAGTCTTGCATTCTGTATTATGGCATTTATCAAAGTGCTTAGTCAACATAAACCACTGCATAATAATTCCACAAATAATAGCAATTCAGGTACATATTCAGCAGTAAAGAATAATTGTACTATAGATACTACAACATACAATTTAGTATACGAAACAGTCGATTCTATCAAGGCTTCTGCAGGAACAAAGTCGGTGCTTTTCAATGCCAAAGGCTCCCGTTTATATGCCATGAATCTGGAAGGATTAAGTGTATTCGAATTCGAACAGACTACTAGAAAATTATTACGAACCTTTCGTTTCAAATCCTCCAAAGGAAAAGGCTGGGATTATTTACTCAAGAAATCAATCCCTTCCTTGCAGGAGAAACCCGTAGAAGCATGCCTAAGTCATGATGATAAAATACTCTGGATTTCTTTGCATAATGCCGGTGGGGTAGTGCCTTTATATCTTGATAGTACTTACTCCAATAATATTCCTTGGACCGATACGAATAATACTAAGAAAATAATTGTACATAATTATGTAAATGCCCATTACGATTCGGTTATTATGCCCATAATTCATACCGGTTCTACTCCAAAAGTAATTGCCAAAACAGCTAATGATAGTTTTCTGTTGGTAAGCAACTGGCATGCGCAAACGGTAAGTGTTTTAAAGCTCGATAGGCAACAGAATACTATTGGAACGGTGGTTAAAAACATCTCTGTGTCAGCTATCCCTCGCGGTATTGTGGTGGATGATGCGAAGCAGAAAACCTATGTGGCTATTATGGGAGGTAGCTATATTACGGTGCTGAATAATAAGGACTGGAGTAAAGAAAAGAATATTAATGTAGCCTCCAATCCAAGGCATATTGTAATGGATAAAAAGGGCAGACTCATTGTATCTTTCAATATACTAGGACAGGTAGCCTATATAGATCCCCAAACGGGTAAAACGTTGTTCACTGCCCCTACGGCAAAGCAGCCTCGCACCATTGCCCTTTCAAAAGATGGAAAGTATTTGTTTGTTACCTGTTATGCTGGTAATAAAATGGAGGTTTTCAAGGTAGAAGAAAATCAGTTTATCCCCCTCTATAGTCTACCATGTTTCGGCAAGCCCGTAGGTGCAGATGTGGTAGAAACTAAAGATAAAACCGAAGTATGGGTGTGCAATTATGTAAAAGGGAATATTAAGATATTTACTTTCAAAAAGCAGCGATAGCACCAGTACCCTTGTGTTGAAGGTTGAATTTTCAATGTTGAATAGTTATTGATAACCAAACAACGAAAGTCTGATATCAAGTGTATTACTATGTGCTTTAATGCCTTCCATCTTTGAGCCAATTTCCTTCTTTTTACTTTTTATTTTGATTTGGGCGTTGCCTACCGGCCGTTCCTGCTCTTCCTATCTTTATTTTTCTGCGTTGTAATACGCATCCTGTTAGGATGGGGTTGCGCAGAAAAAAAAGATATTCCCTGCAGAAACTAACGCATATGCAAAATAGATCGCAGTCGCTTTTAATGTTGACATATAATTTGAATTGTTTTTTTGTTTAATTACGATCTTAAAATCCGTCTTTTTATCAATTTTACTAGGCAAAAAAAAACAGCTAAAGGAAAATAATGTCTGGGTATTACTTAACTCTGGAAGAATAACCCTTTTCCTTCGCTATCTATACATATACTTTGCCGAACTACTCTAATCTACTACCAAACTACCTGTATTCCTTGTTTATCAGACAGTAGTTAGGCATTATTTACAACAAAACAGGGAGTATCTCTTACTAAACTAAGGCCGCTTATGATACATAGCCATTATTTACTAGTAAACTGCCGCAGTTTTGTAGTAGATAATGGTTGGAAAGTAGTAATTGCGTTTCCCAAACTATAAAGGCTCGGTTTTATAGGGTAAATAAATGTAATAAACATAGCAAGTACTCTCCGATAAGTAGTAGGGTAGTAAAATATTCTACTAAATACTGTTGGTAAACAAGAACAAAAACCTTTTTTAGACAACGTATTTGAATTTTTCAATTTTCCTTTTAAAAACTAAAAAATAGATAATGTTCAGCATACCTTACTTCCCTCCGGCAAAATCAATGTCAAACTCACCCTTAATTCTTTCTATTGGAGGATTAAAGTAACCAAACTTTACAGTAGGAAATTCATCATGAATAAGTTCCATTATTTGTTTGATACCCAGTATTTCTGCTGTCTCAAAATAATCTACCTGAGGTAAATACCAGTCAGGATCTATATTGAAATTGCGCCACTGTATCATATTTAAATCCGTATCAATAATCAGCTGTCTTAGTGCTTCATATTCCTCCACAGTGTCAGTCATACCTGGGAATACAAAATAATTAATACTTACCCAAGCATCAAAGCTGCGGGCCACTTTCATGCTCTCTACTATATCTTCGAACTGATAATTGTTTGGTCGGTAGTACTTGGTATAAATATGTTTCTGAGCACTATTGGTACTTACCCTTATACTATTTAATCCTACTTCGCAAAGCGCTTTCACTGCAGCAGGGTTGGAGCCATTGGTATTGATATTAATACTGCCTTTATCGGTATGCTTTCTTATTTCAATAATAGCTTCTTTAATGGTTTCCCACATCAATAAAGGTTCGCCCTCACAGCCTTGTCCAAAGCTGATAATAGGGAAGGGAGCCTCCATTAAATGCGGTACTGTAAACTCTGCTATTTCTTCGGCAGAAGGTTTAAAAGTCAAGCGATCTTGTGTAGAAACAATCTCTTCTTCCGCAGGCTGAAAAGAAATACAACCTATACAATTTGCATTGCAGGCAGGTGAGGAGGGAACAGGACATTCCCATCTTCCCAAAGCAAAGTTTCGGGCAGCAGGACAAGTATAGGTATTGCAGCATTTTTCCATCAAGTGTTTCACCAGACGGTTATGCGGATAGTTCTTTAATAAATCGGCAGAACCGGTAGCTATTTTACCATCATCATAGCCAGCACATTCCTGGCGTATATCCTGTTCTATTCTTACTGCAGGAACATAGAATTTATTGTCCAGCCAACCTGCAGCAGTATAGCAAAATAAAGGAAGGAGTGGAGCATCGGGAGCAGACTCGTAAGGTGCTATATACAGACCAGTATGAGCAGGGGGAATAAAGGCAGCAACTGCCCATCCCTTTTCACAAAGACGCATTTCCCCAGTTTCCACATCTATCCCAATACCTTTCCGTCCTGGCAGTTCATATAGATTTCCCCCTTCGGGTAATTCTATCCAATCTTCGACTGGTACCTCAAATGCATCCCAGCCAGCACGGCCAAGGGCATAGAGTGATAAATCTTCGAAAATATTTCCGTTACCGTCAGAGTATAGTATGTATGGAGATTCTGTAAGCACTTATTACGAATTGATAATTAAAAATAGATGATGGATGATGCAGTATTACTTTAAAAAGGAGAATATTTTATCTGCATTAGAGTAACTGTATTTAGCAACAATATTGGCACCATCCATTACAAAATAAGTTGGGTTCACTCTTGCAGCTGTTTTTATAACCGTTCCATCGCAGGATAGAATAACAATATTCTTTTGTTTAAAAGCTGGAGCATGATTAGCTTCGGCAGTAACAATAAATACCGGTATGTTATCTTTCTCTAACTGGTCTAAATATTTGTTATTAAAACGTTTATCAAATGTAGCATCATGGTCCGGAAACTCTTTTGCTAATAAAAATACATACTTGCCTGTTTTATGTAATATAGCTTGTGTAGTATCATTGCCCGAAACGGTTTTTAAAGTGAAGTCGACAATATTTGCTTTCAAACCATTCCCTTTCTTTATCAGCTTTTCGTTTCTGGCAACAAATTCATAAGTAGAATCAAGGTTCTCAGGAAGATTAGCTTCTGCATACTCTACTTTTTTGCCATCCTTTTTATATTCAAAAACATAAGCAAATTCATCATCAGTAGCATTAGCAGGTTTCTCCATTTGTTTCAAAATGTTACTGCCAGTTTTGTAAGGTAAACAATCTACAAAAGGGAGTTTATCCAACACATACATCTGTGTAAGAAAAGAGGCGATTAAGGAGAAAGTTATTAATCCATTAGATGTGAATGCAGGTAAGTATGGTTCAATATAATCTCTTTTCAAATAGATTAACAATGCCATGATAGTCAGTATTACATCCTTTCCAAATGTTTGAATTGGGGTTAAAGGAATACAATCTCCCAGACAACCACAAGCAGTTATTTTGCCACTGAATAAAACGTAGGAAGTAAGGAATGTAAAAAAGATAATAAGCAATAATAAGAACCCTGAATAGAATTTTTTGGATACGCCTAATATTAATCCAACACCTGCCACTACCTCACAGATATTCATGAAGATTGCCATGGACATAGAGAAAGGATTAATCCAGTGAATACCCCATACATCAAAAAACTCCTGCATTTTATAGCTCAATCCCGAAGGATCATTCACTTTTACAAGACCGGAGAATATAAATAATAAACCTACCAGCCATCGAAGCGTATTTACTAGTATTTTCATTGTTAAAAATTTTGAGTTTTGCAAATGTAACTAATAGACTCACTTTTAGTGAACCTGTTAATAATCAACATTTGTTAAAGTAGGAAAAGTTAGACTAAAATTTACCAGCAAGGATGAGCGCAAAGACACTATAATTAAGGATGTCGGTAAAGTTTGCATCAATACCTTCGCTTACTATAGTCTTTCCGTCATTTTGAAGAATCTGTTTAATACGGGCTATTTTTACCAGTATCAGATCTACCATACTTTCTTCACTCATATTGCGCCATGCTTCGCCATAATCGTGGTTTTTGTTCTGCATGGTATCCTTGGCAAATTTTATAGCTTCAGTATAAAACTGTTCGGTAGTTTCTACCGGTAAATCTTCTATTTCCGGGTTATTAAGTTTCAGTTGAATAATACCAATGGCAGCATAATTAATGATGCCGATAAATTCGCTGTAAAGGTCATCGTTAACTAATTGTATTTTCTTTTCCTGAATGGTACGGATACGCAATGCCTTGATAAATATCTGATCGGTAATAGAAATAGTACGCATCACACGCCAGGAGGTACCATAATCTTTAGTCTTCTTTAAAAAAAGGTCTTTGCAGGAATTAATCACTGCGTCGTATTGTAAATTAGTATTTTCCACGCCGCAAATATAAAGGAGCGGCGTTAATGGGTCATAGTGTTCTTAACTATGTAGTTATGGTTTTACGAATAAAGAAATAATTGCAAATTATCTACTTAGTTTGTAGGAATAAATTTATTTCCAGCTATCATTGCAGGTCAAAAGAGCAATTTTATGGCAAGCAATCAGAATATTACCTGTCCGGTTTCAGCAGAAAGGGTAGATAATAATGTTACCAGAATTATAGCAGCATTTGTATTGATTCTAGCAGTAGCGGGGTTGGTACTACAAAATTATTTTATCTATTTGTTTCTTTTGTACGACTTCTCAACCAGAACCTTCTTTAATGGAAAAGGAAGCTTGTTGAAACTGTTGGGTAAACAAACTGTAAAGGCATTCAATATCAAACCTAAACCTATTAATGCAGCGCCAAGAAAATTTGCAGCAGGACTTGGGTTGATATTTAGTCTGAGTATAGGAATACTTATTTTTCTTGAGCTTATCATTCCTTCTTTTGTAGTAGGTGGAATATTGGTTATTTGTGCATTTATGGAATCGGTATTGGGTTTCTGTTTGGGCTGCTATGTTTACTCTTATACCATTCTTCCATTTATAAAGAATCCATAAGAAAGCATTGCATAATCATTATCAAATTCTCCAGGTAGATAGTCTTTCCACAGCTTTTTCAAGCGTTTCTTTGTTTTTAGCAAAGCAGAAACGGATTACTTTATTGTCTTCTCCATGCTGATAAAATGCAGATACTGGTATAGTGGCTACTCCATTTTCTTTAGTCAGTTGTATTGCTAAATCTTTATCATTAATATCCGATAAATGTGTGTAAGAGTAACATTCAAAATAACTACCATGCGAAGGGATACAACGGAGAGGAGTGCTTTGCATTAATGATCTGAAATAATCTCTTTTCTCCTGTATAAAACTCCCTAAAGTTAAATATGCTTCCTTATTACTTAGGTATTCTGCCAATGCAACTTGTACAGGTGTATTACAACTAAAACAATTAAACTGATGCACTTTTCTAAACTCCTGCATCAGCAAAGGATTGGAAATGCAATAACCAAGTTTCCACCCTGTGGCATGATAGGTTTTCCCAAAGGAGAAACAAACAAATGCCCTTGCAGCCAGATCCGGATATCTTAAGATGGAGTAATGCGGTAGATTATCAAAAATTAGATGCTCATATACTTCATCACTTAAGATAATAATGTTGGTATTAGCCACTATTTTCTGTAACTCAAGTATATCATTTTCTCCAATTACGGCACCTGTAGGATTGTGAGGTGTATTAATAATAATAGCCTTTGTATTACTGTTGATAGCCTGCCTTACAGTTTCCCAGGGAATACTATAATCCGGATATGCTAAAGAAATTAATATAGGCTTTGCACCATTAATTATTATGTTGGGAATATAGCTGTCGTATGCAGGTTCAAAAACAATTACTTCATCTCCGGGATGCAGTATGGAAGTAAGTGCCGTATAAATAGCATAAGTGCCCCCAGGCGTAATGGTTATCTGCGTTTCGGGAGAATATGTTTGTTGGTATAACTGATAACATTTCTCTGCTATCCGTTCTCTTAATAAAGTAACCCCGTTAGAATGAGTATATTGATTGTAACCGTCTTTCATGGCTTTATTTACCAACTCAATCAACTCAGTACTCATACTAAAATCCGGAAACCCCTGACCAAGATTAATGGCATTATGTTGTAATGCCAATGCACTCATTTGTGTGAAAATAGTAGTGCCAACATCCGGTAGTTTTGAACGAATATTCATGAGCAATATTAATTACTGATATGATAATGTGATAATCAGATAATGTGATGATTAATACAATTATTAGTTACTGCGCAAACACTTCAGCAATCTTATTCTTTAATGCGTTGAATTCAACTTCATCGTAGAGTCTGGTAAGGAAAATTATTTTGCCATCTTTTATAAGAACATTCCGGGTAACACCGGCTTCTTTATTGGCAAATTTTCCAAAAATTGTTGCTCCTGGATCAAGTGCTAACGGATAAGTAATTTTCAGTTTCTTTTTAAACTTCTTTACTACATTCAATGGCTCGTCCCGGTCTATTCCAATAAACACCAGTCCTTTATCTTTATATACCTGCCAAACTTCATTTTCCAGATGAGGCATTTCCTTTGCGCAAACACTGCACCAGCTTGCTGTAAATTGCAACAACACAACTTTCCCGTTCAATTGATTTACATTTACTATACTTCCATCTGTAAGTTTCAGAATAATACTGTCGGGTATATTGTCACCAACTTTTAAAATATAACCTCTGTCATCTACCTGTGCAGATAAATTGCAGTAAGAAATTATCATTATAAATAAGACTAAACCTTTGATAACTTTTTTCATATATGAATTTAATAGTGTATATAATTTATCTGTAGTAATACCATCAACAATAATCTTGCAATTATAAGTTTTATCTTGAAATAATACCGGATCAGTAAAGATTATTGTAATTCATTATTAATTAATAGAAGCTGTCCAGTATTCAGTTTGATTCACTCAAAAATGACACATCAATGATTATTACCAATGAATTAGGACAGCTTCTTAGACGTCACGGATGGATTCGAACCATCGTGGAAGGTTTTGCAGACCCCGACCTAACCGCTCGGCCACGTGACTGTATTATATTATCCAACAAATGTAGTAGGAAATATTATAACCTACTACTTAAATAGGTTAAATAATTTTAAACATTCCCGATTATATAAACCAATGGAAGTAGATGTTATTTTAATAGCGTAGAAAGTGATGAAAAGTTAAATATATTCTTACAAAATAAAGCATGACAATGATTACGGTTATTTTTGTTTTTTATAAATAAGATTATAGGCATAATGGACTTGAAGGAGATAGATAAATCATGGACACTTTTTATTGATAGAGATGGTGTTATCAACCATGAAAAGAAGGAAGATTATATTCTACATAAAGGGGAGTTTAAGTTTTACGACGGCGTGCTTGAAGCTATGGCTCTATTAAATAAAAAATTCGGAAGAATTGTAATGGTTACCAATCAGAAAGGTGTTGGTAGAAAACTAATGACACTGGATGATTTACAAGGGATTCATAATTATATGATGGTGCATATTATTGCAAGTGGGGGAAGGGTGGATAAAATTTATTTTTGTACTGACACGGACAATTTATCTATTAATAGAAAACCACAGCATGGCATGGCTTTACAGGCAAAGAATGATTTTCCTGAAATAGACTTTTCTAAAAGTGTAATGGTGGGCAATAAACTAAGTGATATGAAGTTTGGGAGAAATGCCGGTATTAATACCGTTTTTGTAGCTACTACAAATCCTGAATATTATCCTGATGATACAATAGATTTAAGATTTGATAATCTGTTACATTTTGCTAAAACACTTGTTGGAATTAATTAATCTATAAAGTTCTGTATGAAATTATTAATGAAAAATATAAGTTACTTACTGTTGGTTACTGTTCTTATTATTGGAACAAAATCATCAAATGCACAAAAACTTCCTAAAGCAGCTTATGAAGTACTAAAACCACTCGAAGATTCTTTAAAACAGGCTTGTTTTGATATGGCAAATCCTGATGATGAGTTTATCTTCCGTTTTAAAGCCGATAGTTTTTTTACCCGTGGTTTTGTAAATGCATTAAGAGTGCCTTTTTCATTTTATTATCCTTTTGATTCTCTGGCTCCGGTTTCAAAAGTGTATGCTCCGGACAGTAGTTTTAGAATATTTACCTGGGAAGTAATGAAAGACTTTACTTATTATCGTCAAAAAGGGGCAATTCAAATGAATACGTCTGATGGATCACTTAAAATATTCCCTTTATTCGATGTTTCTGATTTTACAAGTAACCCTTACGATTCAATTAGAGATGTAAAGAACTGGATAGGGGCTGTATACTATAAACTTGTTGAGAAAACTTTTAATAATAAAAAATATTATACACTCCTTGGTAGTGATGGTAATAATGCCCGTACTAAAAAGAAGTGGATGGAAGTACTAACCTTTGATGAACAAGGTAAACCCAAGTTTGGAGGACGCTATTTTCAATATCAAAATGATGACCTTAAGCCTAAACAACCAGCATACAGATTTTGCCTTGAATATAAAAAAGATGCTCAGGTAAGATTAAGCTACGATCCTTCGCTTGACAGAATAATTTTCGATCATTTATTTAGTGAGGATATGACACCTGAATTGAAACATACATTAGTGCCGTATGGTGACTATGAAGGTTTTGTATGGAAAAGTGGTATTTGGTATCATACTGCAACTCCATTTGATAATGCACCAATAAAGAATGATTTTATTCCTAAATCTTTGGAAAATGAAATTAAAAAGAAGGATGAAAAACAAAAACAGCTAATGTATCCTTCTCAAAAACAATCAAATCAGCAACCAGAACAACCACCTCAACCTAAAGAAAAGATTAATGACGAAAACACAAACTAAATAAAACTTATATATTATGAATTACGAAGAACTGGTGCAAAATCATTCAGCTGAACTTATTGAAAAGCTGGTTAAATATGTAGTTACACAAGAACCTGTAGAAATACTATTTAACTATGGTGAAGGAGACCAGTGGGCAATTATTTCTATGCATGAATACGAGCAGGATTTAGAAGTATCCATCAGGTTACACATCAATGACCATTACGATTTATATCTTGGTTACTATGATGATGAAGATGAGTTCTTCGAAATAGTAAAGCCACTTGCAGAAGAAGAAAAAAAACAACTTCCTGAAAAGCTAAGAATATTAATGAAGAAAGTATTAGATGATGAAAAAGGTGTTCGCTTTGCAGGACATTTATTAATCAAATAAAAGAATTAATCAAGTTTATTTTCCTGTTGAAAGTCACAAGTTATCATTCATTTTTTGTATTATAACTTGTGACTTTTTTTAGTCTATAACAAAACGGAAGGGTCTCTCAATGTGCTACCTTTTATTAGGCTGTCAATACTATTGAGGGTAACATCTGCAATAGTTTCTAAAGCTTCGTTGGTAAAGAAAGCCTGATGTGCTGTTACCAATACATTTGGAAAACTCATCAATCTCTGTATATCATCATCAGTTATTATCTTGGAAGACAAATCGCGGAAGAATAATTTGTCTTCCTGTTCGTAAACATCTATACCAAGATACCCTATTTTTCTTGTCTTAAGCCCTTCAATTGCAGCTCTTGTATCAATTAATGCTCCTCGTCCTGTATTAATAATCATCACACCAGGTTTCATGGTGGCAATGGTTTCTTCATTAATCAGATGGTAAGTATCATCGTTCAAAGGGCAATGAAGTGAGAGAATATCCGAAAGTTTAATCACTTCATCAAGAGGAAGGTATTCCACACCAATGGTCTCTAGCTCATTTTTTTTAAATAAATCGTAAGCAAATACGGTACAGCTCATACCAAGTAATATCTTACATAAAGAGTAACCTATTTTGCCCGTGCCAATAATACCAACTTTCTTTCCTTTCATATTAAAACCCAGTAAGCCATTCAAAGAGAAATTCTGCTCACGCACTCTATTATATGCCTTATGTGTTTTTCTATTTAATGTAAGCATTAAGGATAGCGCAAATTCAGCCACTGCATCAGGAGAATAGGCAGGAACTCTACAAACATTTAATCCAAGTTTTTTTGCTGCTTCAAGATCTACATTGTTAAACCCTGCACAACGAAGTGCAATTGTTTTTACGCCTTTAGCAGCCAGTACTTCCAGGACTTCAGCAGAAAGTTTATCGTTTACAAAAGCACATACAGCTATACTGTCACTTACTGTATTTACAATATGTGGACCAAGGTGTGTTTCATAATATTCTATTTCGAACCCATAGTCTTTATTGCATGCATCAAAAAATTGCTTATCGTATGGCTTGGTAGAAAAGAAGGTAATTTTCATATAATAATTGCTTTTAAGTGCAGTAATTGCTCTGCAAATGTATTGCTAAGGGAATTATCAGAGAGAATGATTTTAAGTAGAATAGTTAATACTAATAAAACCAATATTTTAAAGTAATAAAGGGCAAAGAAGCTATCTTCCCTACTTTCGCATCCATGCAAAAGAATAAATACGATATAGATCAGATACTGACGAACCTCAAAATAGATGCTTTAAATGAGATGCAACTTGCCTCTTTGGAAGCGAATGAGCAGCATGCTGATGTAATATTATTATCTGCAACCGGTACCGGTAAAACACTTGCTTTTTTACTACCAATACTCAAGATGTTACAGACCGATAACAAAGAAACACAAGCCATGATAGTGGTGCCTTCGCGTGAGCTGGCATTACAGATAGAAACTGTTTACCGTTCTATGGGAGCAGGGTATAAAATTACCTGTTGCTATGGTGGTCATAAAAGAGAAACGGAAGAGAACAACCTTATTCAGCCACCTGCATTAATTGTAGGTACTCCAGGTAGAATTGCCGATCATATTCGTAGAGGAAATATTACCGTAGGTGCTATTACTACATTGGTAATGGATGAGTTTGATAAGCTACTTGATCTTGGTTTCGAAGAGGAGATGTCGTTCATTGTAGGCTCACTGCCTGCAGTAAATAAAAAGATGCTTACTTCAGCTACCGAAACTCTGGTAATACCTTCTTTTTTGGTGATGAATGAACCTGCTAAAATTAATTTCATCAACGGAGATAATGGGGGAGAAGCAAAGACGGTAATTCAAACTATCCTGTCGCCAGATAAAGATAAAGTGGATACCTTATTTAATCTTATCTGTATGACTGGTGGACGATCTTCTATTGTATTCTGCAATCATAGAGAATCGGTAGAACGTACCAGCAAAATGTTGAGTGAAAAAGGTATTTCCAATGAGTTCTATCACGGTGCAATGGAACAGCAGGAAAGGGATAGTGCCTTATGCAAATTTCGTAATGGTACTACTGATATTTTAATTACTACCGATCTTGCATCAAGAGGATTGGATATACCTAATATCCGTTATATAATTCACTATCATTTACCACATACCGAAGAGACTTTTATTCATAGAAATGGTAGAACTGCCCGTATGGATAAAAGTGGGACAATTATACTTATTTTATCGGAAGATGAAAAGTTGCCTAACTACATTACTGGTGATATTGAAGAACTTATAGTGCCAGATAAACTAGAAATGCCAGAGAAACCAAAATGGTCTACCTTGTTTATTGCTGCTGGTAAAAAAGATAAAGTAAATAAGATTGATATTGTTGGATTTTTATCCAACCGCGGACAATTAAAGAAAGAAGATATTGGACTGATTGAAGTGAAAGATTTCTTTTCTTTTGTAGGAATTAGGAAGAATAAACTAGGGGCTGCATTACAACTTATTAAGAACGAGAAAATTAAAAATAAGAAAGTAAAGATTGAGGTTGCTAAATAGGCATAATGTTGATGGCTAAGTAGTGGGTATTGATTGGAATACATATGGTTTTAATAATGTATTCTAGTATCCTTAAATACATAGTCAATTAAATATTTTGGATAAAAATACGTTGTAAGATAAAATAGACTTATAATGCTAACACCAAGAGTACAATTAACAGCATCTGATAGGAATGAATTAGAAGAGATGCTTCATAAAACATCAT